GCCCACGCACAATAAGTTTGTGCGCAGTGGGGATCGCGGCCAGCACCCGCTCCGGGTTGTTCAGCTTGAGCGCCAGCGCCTTGGCTTGGGGCATTACGAGCATCAGACACCCATCCGCTTTACAGTCTTGATCCAAGTGTCAAGTTCGTGCAGGTCCGCATCGCTGTCAACCACAAAGCACATAGCGCCAGCAAGCCTCATATCCATGATGGCCTTCTTCTGTAGTTCGGTGAGCCCACGCTTGGCACCGGGGGCCTTGACCTCCACTGCGAGCATCCTCCCACCGGGGGCGATGCCGATCCTGTCAGGGATGCCAGCGCGGCCATAGATACCGGACTGCGGGGCAAAGAACCATATGTCATTGGCCTTGAGCACAGCGTCGACCCTTCGCTTCATCTTCTTTTCTGGTGTGTCGGCCACAGTTAGCTATCCTTTACAGTGTTGTCAAGTGTCAACGTGCAAACTCGCACAAGTGTTTCGCCGGGCAGAACTTGCACAGACCCGAGGGCTTGGCGGGCCAGTCATCCTCATGCAAACTTCTTTCTATGCGGCTGACCTTGTTGAGGAGGTTAGACCAAAGTTCGCCCACGTTGTCGCGCTTGTAAACCTCACGGTCGATGGCGCTGTCCTTGAGCCAGACGAAACCGCTGCTCACCTCCTTGACACCCTTGTGGTGGGCGAACACCTGTAAGGCGAACAGTTCTAGCTGGGCAAAGTCGGGTCGGCGCTTGCCGGTTTTCCAGTCGAGCACGATGGCCTTGGTGTCCTTGATGACCAGCACATCCAGCTTGGACCGCATCCACGCATCGGCGTCCCACCAGCCAGTGGGCTTGAGCCTACGGCTCAGAGTAAGTTCCTGCTCGACCATGAGGGTTCCACCACCCACGCTCCTCAACACCGCCTCGACCAGCGGCGCGTAAGGTGCTGCTTCCTGCGGGAGTTCGACGGCATCACGAAGCCGTTCTTCCAGCATCTTATGCAGACGCTCACCATAGATGGTCGCCTCTCCACCGGGATCAGTCACCTGCTTGGCGATGCGCTGATGGTAGAACCGCTTGGGGCAATTCTCGTACATCTTCATGGACGAGTATGAGTGGGCGAGGGTGGTGGGTTCGGTCATTCGATCAGTTCCTTTATCTTCTTACGCAGATCAGCGAGGGCCGTGGTGTCACTCACCCACACGTTCTTGTAATACAGCCACATATCCTCGGCCTTCTTTACTCGGACACGGAGGGTTCTGTTCTCAGTCTCAGTATCGCGCAGCTTGTCGCGCAACCTTTGCATCTTTGCTTCTTGCTTAGGTGTCATTGCTTGACGGGCTCCTTCTTCGGAAGAATACATTTATAGGCGATGGTCTCCTTCTTCACGGGGTCATTGACGACCACGCTGTAGCAGGGCTCTGCCGACAGCAACTTGAGTAGAAAGAAAACCGACATGGCTGCGAACGTCATAGCTTACACTCCTCTGATGAAGATGGCTACCACGCCAGCTTCTTTGAACATCTGGGTTGCGATACGGAACTCCTCGTCGTCCATGCTGGTAGCGTTGCCACCATGATAGACGGTGGTGATACCCGCTTGGATAAGGATGCGGGCGCACCTGCAGCACGGCACGTTAGTAACAAAGGCGGTGCCGCCAGCGAGGCGGGCTCCTACTCTTGCGGCTTGGGCTACCGCGTTCTCCTCGGCATGGCTCGTCCAAAGATACTTGGCTGGCCGCTCCATGCGCTCGTCCTTATCCATCACACCGCGAGGGATACCGTTGTAACCCATCGCCACCACCACCTTGTCCTCGGTGGTAATGACACACCCAATCTTGGTGCTTGGGTCTTTGGATCGCGTAGCCGCTTGCTTGGCTAGGTCCATGAAGTAATCAGTCCATGTCGGCCTCACTTACATTCTCCATATGTTGACCCGATCTTACACTCGCAGTTGATAGGTAGGTCTGGTGCCCACTGCGGAGGCACACGCATTACACTCTCGACAAACTGCTTGGCTTCTTCTGCTTCCTCCTTGTCTACCAAGCACACCACTTCGTCGTGCACTTGCAGCACGACCTTATATCGCTGACCGATCTTGACCATCTGATCGCACACGACGATACGTGCTAGGGCCTGAACCGTGTTCTCCACGACCTTGCCCCCATAAATATACGCCCACGCATTGTCCTTCACATCGCCGCCGGTGATCTTGTTCTTCACATGCGTGTTCCATGTGCGGTTGTCACCGATGAACCTATAGCCGTCTGTGGTCCGTTGAAGCAGCGGGTAGTGCAGCCGCATCCCGTTAGGCAGGAGTATGTGCTCATGCCCAAACTTAACACAGCGTGCGAGGGTGCCATCGTTATCAGCAACCATCTGCGACAGCGCCCAGCCAGAGCGCGTCCACAGTTCTTGGATCATAGGGTACTTGCGACGATATGTTTGTACGATCTTAGCGGCCTCGTCGGCGTCGAGCACGACCTTCTTGCCGCCAGCACCCATAGCCAGCGTAGCTTGGAACTTGACGTAGCCCATACCGTAGCCCAGCCCCAGCACGGCGGTCTTGCCGACATGACGCTCAAGCGCATTCTCCTTGGTGATAGGCCGACCATATACTTCACTGGCGAACTCGCAGTACACATCGCGCCCGTCACGGAACGACTGCAACAGGCTGGCCTGATCTGCCAGCCAAGCGACGATGCGCGCTTCGATCTGTGCGCTGTCACACGCCACAAGAACTTTACCTGCGGGTGCCTTCAAGGCACGGCGAAGGGTTCCCCCTCGCGGCAGGTTCTGCAGGTTCATCTTGTCGCCACCGGAGAAGCGCCCTGTGTGAGCACCATAGTAGTTGAGCATGATAGGCAGAGGCCCGCGCTCTGCCACCCCCATAAGCGCAGCCGTCCGTGTCTCCTCCAGTGTGGACTTGACACCAAGGCGGGCAGCGACCACCGCTTGTACCTGCGGGCTGTCATGCTCCAATAACTTTACAAACGCTGCATCGGTCTTGCCGAATGCGAACGTCTCCTTGCCTGTGGTCTTGCTGACCTTCATGGGTACGTCGACACCCATAGCACCCAGTACAGTGGCCAGCTTGGGATTGCTCATAAGCTGCGCCTTCACCGCTTCCTCGGTGCCGCCCAGCCAGCCTAGTTCATCCATGAGCATGGACTTCTTATCGACCACCTCGCGGTGGTGCTGCGCCAGCAACTCCGTGTCCAGTTCGATGGTGGGTTCTGTGTACATGCGCATCGTCTGGTCGATGAGCAGCATCTCGTTGACGTTGGTCTTGCCCTTTAGTTTCTCGAACAACTTGTACGTCAGTTCGATATCGTTGATGCAGTACCGACCGAACGCATCCATCTCATCGGGGGTGAAGTCAGTGCGCCGCTTACCCATCGTGCGGATAACCTCGTCGCCCTTCTCACCCAGATGGTAGTATGCAGCCAGCTTCTTGAGTGAGCCACCCACCATGATGGCATGCCAAGGGCGGGCCATGCTCAGAGTGTCGAGCCATAGGCGAGGCTTGATACCAAAATGCCACGACAGGATAGCACCGTCGAAGGCGGTGTTGTGGCAGAGGATAGCGCGCTTGCTGTAGTCGAGCGACTTGAGGAACCTGCCGGGGTTCTCACCACTGTAGTAGTCAGTAGGGTGGCCGTTGACCTTCACGCCCACGCCGATCACCTCGAACCGAGGATCACGAACATATGCCTCTGTGGTCATCCGAGACAGGGAGTACTCCCTGTCGTAGTAGGTTTCAAAGTCGATGGTTACAATGTCCATCACGGCCCCATCGTTACTGGTTGATCGTCGGTTTCCATGCGCGCCTTGGCCTTCTGCGCCACATCATATTCGTGTGTGATGTGCGGGTAGTTCTGGGCCACGTACACCATGAAGTCATTGAGGACTTGTATCTTATTATCCATCTCGCGCTGCCTTGTGTCGAGCGCCACTACAGAAGCCTTCACCAAAGCAATGTCATCATCATGGACGTTGTTCGATAGTTCCATGTTGCGCGCCCATTGTTCCAGTGCTGTAGGTTTAATTACCTTGCGCAGATTACCTTCGTCGCTAAAGTCTGTCGTCAAGCCGTTGCTGGTGCCAGCGGCATATACCTTCATGTTCCCACCCCCATGCGCTTGCGTGCTGCAAAGGCAGCATCGAACTGTACAAGGATATCTCTGTGGTTGATGGACATGAACACGCGCAAGGCGTGGTACTCAGCTTGTTCCTGCATCAGTTCGATAGTCTTGGTGTACAGCTTGTCGATGCTGTTGGTGTCCATACCAACACCAACCCTACCCGTTGTAGTGCCGCCCGACAGCGTGTTCGTTGTTGAGATGCTCGGACTGTGCGGCATATATTTCTCCCCTGTTATCCTGTTGACCAGTGTGCCCTGCCCACTGATGGGGTCATTGACGATTATCCAATCACCTACTGTAGTGGTGTTGGCACCTCCCCAAAGGGAGGTGCCTGTTGTGATGTTTGTTGCCATGTCAGTACCCGTTAGCAGCGCGCACGTTCGCCTTCACTGCAGCGTAACCTGCAATGTCAACGATGCTGTCATGGTGGTGTGGGGTAGACTTGAGCCGCAGTAGCTTGAGGCCGATCATCATGGAGGTGGCTTGCTCTGCGGTGATGGAGTGACCAGTGAGGGTCGTCCATAGCGCAGCCACATCGGCCCAGTGAGTAGCCGCATCGCCATACGTCTTGCCGCGCTTCTCGAATACGTCGAGCGCCTCGTTGAGCATATTCACCCCGGCAGGTGGGAAGTCCACCTGTATAGTGTACTTGCCCACTATCTCAGTGCCCCTCTTGAGGAGCGTCTCCACCGGGGTCTGCCGTGCAAGAACAAGTTTCTTGGCGGTGGCCCACGATATGCCGGAGTTCTTGACGACACCGCCAATACTGGCGGCAGGATGTGCGACCAGATACTTGACGGCCTTAGCCATGTTGCGCTCGGCCTTGAGTGTACGCTTGGATTTCATTTGAACCTCGCTGAGATGGGGGCTTCTTTGCTGGGGTGAAGCTGCACGATGTTCTCCGTGGGTTCATCGAACCACGGCTCGTTGGTGTCGCGGTTCCTGCGCATAGCGCGGAACTGCACAAGGTCATGGATCAACTCAATGAGGTAGACCACCCCACCGATAGACCCCAACGTATAGAACACGAACAGCGTCCAGTTGGCGTATGTAAGGATGTTACCCATTAGCCGGACCCTCCGGTTCAACAGGCACACCGAGAAGGCTTTGCAGTGCGCGCCGACGAGCGGCGAACTCCTCGGTGATCTGCTGCTTGCGCTCGTTGATACGGACAACATCCTCATCAAGGCGTGCCAGTATGTTTAAGAGACACTGATCGCTCATGGCAATCTCGTCGTTGATCTTGTCCATAACTGCAATAAGGCTATTCATCTTTAAGTCTCCTGACTGTTAACTGATACCCAAGTGACTGGGCTACTGCATCGAACTCCAGCATACGGGGGGTACGTTCCCCCGTACGCCATTTGCGCATGGCACTGGCCGTAACACCTGACCGCTTCGCTACATCGACTTGTGATGCACGTTGCTTGTTAATCTCGGCCCATAGCCAGTAGATAAGGGGATGCACCGCAGCCCCCTTGCGTGGTTCTCTTGACTGCTGATACTTTTTCATAGCGCGCCAAACGTACCACCTACTTTTCTGAGAAGTCAAGCACCCCTACATGGCCGCGCATCTCACGGCTGTGTGACTTCACAAGGTTCTCGAATGTCGAAACGATGGCCTCGCCAGTGGTGTTGTATCGCCTACGTTTCCATGTGGTGAGACTGTGGGCGAGGGCGTCGATGGTAGCTGCATCAAGACCGCCAGCCATGACACACTCGGCTATGCGCAGCACAACATCTTTGCCGAGGTATGTGTAGGATGATGCAATGTTGTGGGTGTAATGCTCAAGGCCACCGATACGCGACATAGCCCTGAGTGTCAGCCGGGTTCGCTTGAGCCCGTCTATCCACTGCTTGCGCTTGGCCTCGTCTACTGTCGGTGTCATGTCTTTGGGATTGATGATCTTGCCAGTGGAAAGATCAAGGCGCAAGTGCTGGAAGTACTCCTGCTTATGCGTCTCGGCCATCGCCTTGCGATGCCATCGGTTGATAAGCCCTATACGCTCTGGATTGTCGAGACTTTCAACTACCTCATCAGCGGCAATAACACCGTAGCGCCCAGTAGCTACGCGCTTCATGTATATCGGGATAAGTTTATGGATGTTGCCCGATAGCGTGTGGTTGTATCGCCACACATCTCCCGGCGTGGCAACCATAGTCACCGTGTTGTCTGGATGGAACACGGCCAGCTTGGTCTTGTCGATATAGGCGTGGAACTCCACGCCACCATCGCCCTCCGCTGCAATGATGCGGAAGGACTGTG